AGAGGGCAAAAAAGGAAAAATGGGAAAAAGGCAAGAATGCCGACTACATCGAAGCTAAAAAGACGATTGCGGAAAAAAAAGGGAAAGAAAGGGAAAATATTATCTCTGTTTTAGACGAAATAGCCGACGAAAAAACAAAACACCTGCTTTATTTTCAAAACTCCGCTATTAAAAATCAGCAAAAGGCAAACGAGCTTTTAGAATTTGCCGAGGATTTATCCGACCTTGACGCCCACAGCAGGATAACGGCGCGCAATAAAGAAACCGTGCTAGGCAAAGAGCCGACGGCACAGATAACCAACACCAACGCCCAGCAGAACAATACGCAAATAATCATAAGCAAAGATGAATAAATTAGAGGTCAAGCTGCTACCGCACCAATATGAGCTACTAGCTGATACGGGCACGAAAATCATAGGCCTAGTCAGCGGTTACGGCGCGGGAAAAACATACGCCGCGGTTAGAAAAGCCTTGCAGCTAGCGTTTTTAAACCCCGGTTGCGCGGGCGTGATAACCGAACCTACGTATCCGCTCTTGCGCGACATTTTATTTGGCGACTTAGAAAACGCGCTTATTGAGTGGCGCGTGCCGTATAAATTTAATAAATCAAGCGCGGTGTTTACCCTGGACGTAAACGGTGCTAAAACGCCTATTTTGTGCCGTAGTATGGAAAACTGGGAGCGACTAATCGGCATAAACGCCGCCTGGATCATCTGCGACGAGTTTGATACGTCAAAGACCGAGATCGCGTTAAAAGCCTACGAGAAACTACTAGGGCGTTTAAGAGCCGGTAACACCAGGCAGTTTATCATCACAACCACGCCCGAGGGTTTCCGCGCCACATATCAAATTTTCATAGAAAAAGGCGGTGATACTAAACGGCTAATAAAAGCAAAGACCGCCGACAATAAATATCTGCCGCCCGATTTCATCGACACATTAAAAGAACAATACCCCGAGAATTTACTAAAAGCGTATTTAGAGGGCGAATTCGTAAACCTCACTAGCGGCACCGTGTATAGCTATTTTAGCCGCGATACACACGCAAGCACGGAAACCATCAAAGAGGGCGAAACACTACACATAGGCGCGGACTTTAACGTCGGCGGCTGCATAAACGTAGTCTGCGTAGAGCGAGCGGACAAAAAAGGCAATATCACTACGCACGCAGTAGATGAGGTTATTAGTTACGATACATACGCTATGGCTCAAACTTTACGCGATCGCTACAAAGGGCATAAAATCATCATTTACCCTGACGCTAGCGGGCAGAATAGAAAAACTAGCGCGAGCGAAACGGACGCGCAAATTTTAAGAGGTGCGGGGCATTTGGTATTCGTAAATCACTCAAATCCGGGCATTAAAGACCGCGTAAATTGCGTAAATAACCTATTTGACAAACGCCGCTTGCTCGTCAATGCCTCAAAATGCCCAAATTTGACAAAGGCGCTTGAACAGCAAGCGTGGGATAATAAGACGCAGTTGCCCGAAAAAAGCGACGCTCACCCTGCAAACGATGACTACAACGACGCGCTTGGGTATCTAATCGCGTATAAATACCCGATAGCTGCGCGAGATTACCAAATCAAGGTAGTCGGCATTTAGTAGTAGAATGCAAAGAAAAAAGGCTTCTTATGGCGGTAAATGCAAAACATCCCGAATATTCTAAGAATTTAATCAAATGGCAACTAATGCGCGATGCGCTAGCGGGCGAGGTAGCAAAAGAAAAATACGTGCCTAAATTAAGCGATCAAGAAGAGGACGAATACAGCGCTTACGTGGGACGCGCGGAGTTTTACAACGCGACGGCTAGAACGCAGGTTGCGCTAACTGGGCTACTGTTTGCCAAGCCGCCCAAAGTAGAGTTGCCCGAAGCGTTAAAGACGATCGGCGAAAATATCAGCTTGGACGACGACACGCTAGAAGCTCTTGCCAAAAACATCGCCGACGAGTGCCTAAGCGTCGGGCGTTGCGGCGTGCTTGTGGATCTGCCTGGCGTTGAAAAGGCGGATTATTCTAAGCTTGAAGCCGAGAGGCTAAATTTAAGAGCCTACGCCACGCTTTACAAGGCTGAAAATATCATCAACTGGAAAACCACGAAAATAAACGGCTCAAACGTTACTTCGCTCGTGGTGCTCGCAGAAACTTACGCCGAGCCGACGCAGGACGAGTTTGTAGATAAGATAAAAACCCGCTACCGAGTGCTTGATTTACACGAGGGCTACTACCGTCAAAGGGTATTTAGCGAAACAAAGGCGGGAAATTTTGAAGTAGTTAGCGAGATTTACCCGAGCGCAAACGGGCAAAAGCTTGAATATTTGCCCTTTACGTTTTTTAACGTGAATGATTTAAAAACAGCGGTAGAAAAGCCGCCCTTGCTTGATTTGGCCAAGATTAATATCAGCCATTTTAGAAGCGAGGTAGATTTAGAACACGGCACGCATTTTACGGCGCTACCGACGCCTTACGTCACGGGCTATCAAGGCGAGAGCAGCGAAAAACTAAAAATAGGCTCTACCGCCGTTTGGGTAATAAACGATCCGAGCGCAAAGGTTGGCTTTTTAGAATTTAGCGGCGCCGGTTTAAGCACGCTTGAAAACCGTATCGCAGTCAAAGAAAAACGGATGTCGATTTTGGGCGCGCGGCTTTTGCTAGACGAAAAAAAGACGGCGGAGGCTACCGAAACGCTGCAAATGCGAAAGAGCGGCGAAAATGCGGTATTAACCAATGTCGCATCTACGATTAGCGAGGGTATAGCCTCATTTTTAAAAGATGTTGCCTTTTTTGAGAATATCGCGAGCGAGAATTTGATTTATGAGATAAATACCGACTATAACCTAGCAATGATTGAACCGCAACTATTAGCCCAAATCATAGCCGGCATTCAAAGCGGGGATATTCCAAACGAAGTGCTTTACGACGCGCTCTTAAAAGGCGAGCTAATGCCTAAGACTATACAAAGCTACGAGGACTATCAAGCCAAACTAGAACAAGCCGCGCCGCAGGTAACGCCGAGCGATGAAGCCGTTTAATCAACTTATAGCCGAGCTTGAAGTAGCGCGCTCTCTTTTGCATGAACGGATAAAAAACGGGCTAAGTAAAAAGGTAGCTAAATTTTACGATGAGATGATTGCGGATTTGCAGGCTCAAATTTTAAAAAAGAAAAATATAACGAATAATTTAGCCCAAACGATTAGCGATCTAAAACAAAGCCTAAAAACGCCCGATCTGCGTAAAGATTTTTTAACGCTAGCGCAAAACGAGCAAGACCATCTACTAGACTACAACGAGCTAGCGGGGTTTAATCTGTTTTCTAGCGTATTGCCTGAGAGTAGCATCGAGCGGCTAGTAGATAGCGCGCAATTAGAGGGTGCGACCGTCAAAGCTTGGAATAACGGGCTAAACGCCGATCAGAAAAAGCGATTAGAGCGTGAGCTGAAAATAGGCGTGAGCCTGGGCGAGACTACGCCGATGTTAGCCCAAAGGATAGCACAGGCTTTACAAAAAAACAAACGCGACGCGACGTCGATAGCATTAACCGGAGCGGGCGCGATAGTAAGCGAAATTCGCCAAGCCTTTTTTGAAGCAAACGATGACGTCATAAAATGCTACAAATACCAAGCCACGTTAGATACTCGCACGTCTGCGCTATGCAGAGCTTACGACGGCCTAACGTGGGATAAAGACTACAAGCCCATCGGGCATAATTTCCCGTTTCGAAAACCGCGCGTAAATACTCATTTTAATTGTCGTAGCACCATAATACCCGTAACTAAAAGCTGGGATGAGCTAGGCGTCGAGGGAATGTACGAAGCGAGTGGTCGCACTAGGTCAAGTATGAACGGCTATGTGCCGCAGGATATGACGTTTAACGACTGGCTAAAAACCCAAAGCCCCGAAACGATAGAAAAGACGCTAGGCAAAGGCAGAGCCGAGCTTTTTATGCAAGGCAAGATCACGATGCGGGATTTAATCACGCAGCAGGGGCGGAGCGTAAATTTAGAGGATTTAGCAAAGAAAAAGCCGAGCAAGATAGCGTTTACGGAAAAGAATTTAAGCAAAATAGAGATAGACGTTATTCGCGACTGGACGGACGCAAGTAGCAAGAAAATCCGCGAGTATATGGCCGGTACATTGAAAGAGCAGTTATATCCTGAGGAAAAAGAAAGCTTTGATAGTTTTATTGGACTATTCGACAAATACGAAAGTAACCTAAAAAAGGGAACGGACATATACAGAGGCATAGGCTTTTCTAATCCCGAACTTTACGAAAACAGCGTATTTCCGACGTTAAAAGTCGGCGATGAATACTTCGATAAGGCTATCTCTAGTTTTTCGTTAGAGCAAAGCGTAGCAAAAGAATTTAGCGGGCATAACGGCGGTTACAAAGAGATTATATTAAAAACGAAAACAAGAGGCAACGAGTTGGATATACGCGAAATTTCTTTTTTTAAAGAATCTGAAATTTTAGTAAGGGGCGGCGAAAAATTTAAAGTGGTGGATATAAAAGACGAAATAATAGACGGAGGCGACGTAACGGTTATTTACGTGGAATAAGGGCTATCGCGGTATTTTTATAATTTTATTATTTTCCGCCTTGACTAATTGGCAGTTTTCTTCTCTAAATTTTATAGCCTCGCTCCGCCATTTTTCAAAAAAAGCGTCATCGGTTTCTGCTTTTTTCATAAAATTTTCAACATTTTCGCTATTCCACTCTAAATCGTTAGAAAACAAATAAAGAGCACAAAAGCGCCTTGCCGCCAAATATGTTTCAAAGCCGCTTTCTCCTGAAAATCTGCCCATTTAAATCCTTTTTATTCTTTCTCGTTATACTGCATTTTGCTGCGCCACTCCTTGACACAATTAAAAAAGAATTTTTTATCGTTTTCACACTCTTTATCGAATGTTTTTCTAACATCATCGTCTTTGTAATTTAGCCCGTTTTTCTCCGCCCAATAATAATAGGCTCGACGCGTCTCTTTCCAGTCTACTTCACCATCGTTAATAATATTTTCTATTTCTTGACCCATATCCTATCCTTTGTTAAAGCCAATCGGAAGCATAAGCCTTGTAGGTCTTTTTGCGCCATTCCAAAAGAAAATCTTTATTTATGGATTTTTCTTTAAATTCGTCGTAGGCTTCTTTTATCCTTGCTTCGTTTTTCATTAGGTAGTAGTTAAGCGTAATGGTGCCTCCCGAATTCTCGTATGCTTCAAATTTGTCAAAACTCATTATCCCGCCGTCTGGGCTTACTATTACCACAGAGGGCTTTTTGACCCATTTATCGTTTTCATCTACGCGCAAACCGTATGTTGCGTCGTAAGCGACCCGCAACCATTTTAAAAGAAAGTCTTTGTCTTTTGATTTTTTATTGAATTCGCGCCACCCTTTGTCTCTTGTCAAGTCGTTTTGTTGGGCGTAATGATAAGAGGCGCGAACTGCATTTGAGCTATTTTGTGCAAACTCATTAAAACTAATCATAATAAAATCCTTTTCTTTTATTATACCACTTTTTCAAAACCAACCCCATTTAAAATTTAAGTTACTATTCTATCAAAGGCCGTGCCTTAAATTTAACTCTCGTGGAGGATGAAATGGATATTGAGGAGCTAAAAAAGCAAGTTAGTGATTTGCAAGCAGAAAAAGAAGCGATGAATGCTAAAAACAAAGAGCTTTTAAGCGAGGTAAAAAAGCTAAAAGCGAAAAATAGCGACGCGGTGGAGGCCGAGAAATACGCCGAGCTTGAAGCTAAATACGACGAACTAAAAGCAGAGAACGACAAGCTCGCTAAAAAATACGATACCGATACGAAAAAGCTAAACGCCGATCTAGCCAACGCTAACGGCTCGCTAAATAAGTATCTAATCGACGCAGGGCTAAGCGATAATCTCGCAAAAGCGGGCGTAAAGGCGGAGTTTTTAGAAGCGGCCAAAGCTCTTTTGCGCGGTAATGCCAGCCTAAAAGACGACAAGGGCGAGCTAAAAGCGTATATCGCGGATAAGCCTATAAGCGAATTCGTGAGCGAATGGGCGCAAAAAGACGGTAAAGCTTTTATAGCCGCGCCTCAGGGTCAAGGCGGAGGAGCTAGCGGAGGCGGCGGTAACGTAAATATCGGCGCTAAATGGGGCGGCACTCGCGAGGAGCGAATAGTCGCGATAAAAGAGAAATTTAATTTAA